ACCAGTTGAAGATGGATTTTACGAACGAGTCGTATATCGAGTCGTTGCCTTCGGCTTCTGATCCTGCTCGTGGTGAGTCTGTGTTCCTGATTGTGGTTGACGAGATGGGCCAGTTGCCCAACAGTGATGAGGCGTGGGCCGCCATCGAGCCTGTGGCCGATGTTGGCGGTCGTGTGATCATGCTTGGGACAGCGAATGGTGAGGGCAACTTGTTTCACAAGTTGTGGGTTGGTTCGCAGAATGGCACGAACCGTTTTAAGGGCGTGTTCTTTTCGTGGCGGGCTGGTGGCCGTGACGACCTGTGGTACGAAGCGAAGAAGCGCGACCTGCCTGAGTGGCAGTTAGCGCAGGAGTACCCCGATAACCCTGACGAGGCGTTCCTGAAGTCAGGACGCCCCGTGTTCAATACGGATGCGTTGCGGGCGTTGGAGACGTTGCCTCCTGAGGCTCGCGGCTATTTGCGCGAGTTCAAGAAAGGTCATATCGAGTTCATTGAGGATGGTGGCGCTCTTCGTGTGTGGAAGCATCCTGTTGAGGGCCATAAGTATGTGGTGGGTGCTGACGTTGCTGAAGGTTTTGAGTACGGCGACTATTCGTCTGCGCATGTGATTGACGCCAACACCCATGAGGTGGTGGCTCATTACCATTCTCATGTCGATCCTGACATGTTTGGTTCGGATGTGTTGCGCCTGTTGGGTGTGTATTACAACCAAGCGTTGATGCTGGTGGAGAACAACAACCACGGTTTGACGACGTTGACCGCTTTGAAGCGGGTCAACTACAGCCCGTTGTTCCGTCAGCGAAGGTTGCAGAACCGTACGACTGCTGTGACGGAGATCATGGGTTGGCGTACTACTGCTGCCACAAAACCGTTGGCGATTGACGAGTTGGGTAAGGAGTTGCGTGAGTCGTCGATCACGATTTGGGATGCTGAGACGATTGCCGAGTTGCGGACGTTCGTGCGTGAGGGCAACGGCAAGATGCATGGGTCACCTCACGATGACCGTGTGATGTCGTTGGCGATCGCGAATCAAGGGTTGAAGTACGTCTTTTTGCAGGAGTATCAGGTGGAGACGAAACCCCCTGTTGGGTCGTTTGGCTGGTTTATGGACTCTATGTATAAGGAAGCGCCGAAGAAGTCTGAACCCCCAATTGGGTCGTTTTCTGTTCGTGGTTCTTGAGGGGGACGGTTTTGCCATTTGAATGATGGCTGAACCTCTCAAAACCTGTTCTTGCGGACGTACTTTCACTGAATCGCAGTCTTCTGGCGACTTTTGCTTTAAATGCAAGATCGCTTCAGTTGGCTTTACTTGGCGTGGTGTCCGTGACACCCGCCAGTCGTTTTCTAACGAGACAATTCCTCAGGTGATTCGTGACACGAAGGCGCAGGCGGAGGCTAATGGCCGAACGATTGAGCCTGTCGGAACGCGGTGGGTGTGAGATGCCTGCATGGCTTCAGGTCGTTATCGCTGTGCTGGCACCTTCGGGTGTAGTGGTGACATTGATTGAGAAGACGCGCCGAGAGAACAACCGCGACCACAACAAGAACTCGGAGTTATTGAGAACGATTGATCGCAAAGTCGATCACGTTTCTGAACGTGTCGACGACCACATCGAATGGCATCTGACTAAGGAGAAATGATGGATTACCAAGAAGCATTGAAAAGGGCATTCGCAACTTTTGTTGCTGGCGCTACAGCGGCTCCGTTGACGGCGGCTGTCACTGATGTGTCGTTCTTTAAGGCGGCGTTGATTGCTGGCATTGTTGCGGTTTGGAACTTTGCTGGCCGTTTGTCGCAGGCGTGGCTGACACGCCCCGCAGGGATTCTTGACTGATGGCTCGTCCTTCTAACTCTGACCGTTTGAAACGTCTTCAACTGGAGTTGAAGCGTTCTATCCGTTGGCGCAACGACAGTCGTCGTGACGACTTGTGGAAGCGCATGGTTGACCTGTATCGAGGCAAGCACTACAAGTCGCTGTCTAAAGAAGACAGGATGATCATCAACATGGCGTTCGCAACAAAGAACGTCATTGCGCCATCTATCTCTGTAAATAACCCCAAGTTTGTTGTGTCAGCACGCAAGCCTGAGGGCGCAGCACAAGCGATCATCACTGAAGAGGTGTTGAACTATTTGTGGCGCACCTACAAATATCAGGAAGAGTTTCGTCTCGCTGTAGATGACTTCCTCGTGATGGGTCATGGCTGGGTCAAGGTTGGCTATAAGGCGACGAAGCCGATCGAGGTGAAGGAGCCGGGTAAAGACGATCACGGGCTAGACGACTTTGGCGTCGATGACCGTGACGAAACGGTTGAGGGGAATGTTGAGTCTGAGAAGCGGATGATTGAGGACGATGACCGTCCGTACATTGAGCGCATTTCACCGTTCGACATTTATGTTGATCCTGATGCTCGTGGGCCTCGTGACATGAAGTGGGTCGCTCAGCGAATTCGTCGCCCGCTGGGCGATGTGCGTGTTGATTCTCGTTACGACTCGAAGACTCGGAAGAACGTGCAGGGCACGCACATTTCGAAATGGTCAGAAGAGGATTCTCGGGATGGCCGTGACGTTGTTGATGATCCAGATTCAACTCCGTATGCGTATATCGACATTTGGGAGTTTTATGACTTGCGTCGTGGAGAGGTGAGCACTTTTGCAGCGAATCAAGAAGAAGGCTTCTTGATTGCGCCGAAGAAGATCCCGTTCCCGTTCGGGCATCCATTTGTGATGATTCGCAACTATGAGGTGCCTGACCATTTCTACCCGATGGGCGAGTTGGAGTCGATTGAGGAGTTGCAGTACGAGTTGAACAACACTCGTTCGCAGATGATGAACCACAGGAAGCGGTTTGCTCGTAAGTGGATTTATGACAAGGAAGCGTTTGATGCTGACGGCATTAAAGCGTTGGAATCTGACGCAGATAACACGATGGTTCCCGTTGACACGAACGGCCAGATGGACATTGGTAAGGCTGTTGCCCCAATGCCGTCGATTGGAACTCCTCCTGATTTCTACAATCAGTCTGAGTTGATCCAGCAGGATATGGATCGCATTAGTGGTACGTCGGACTATATGCGTGGTGCTACTGCGAACATTCGTCGTACTGCCACAGAAGCAGCGATGATTCAGGACGCTATGAACAGCCGTGCTGCTGACAAGTTGTCTCGTATTGAGGCGACGTTGTCGCAGTGCGGCCAGCGTGTGATGCAGTTGATGCAGATGTACATGACTGGTGAGAAGGTTGTGCGCATTGTTGGTGCGAAGGCTGCTCCTGCGTGGGTGACTTTTGATGCTGATTACATTGCTGGCGAGTTCGACTTTGAGGTTGAGGCTGGGTCTACTCAGCCGATGAACGAGTCGTTCCGTCGTCAATCTGCGTTGCAGTTGGTTGATGCGATGGCACCGTTTGTTGGGCAGGGCATTGTGAACCCGCAGTCGTTGGCTCGTCACGTTCTGCAGTTCGGGTTCGGCATCAAAGATCCGACGATCTTTATGGCGCAACCACAACAGCAGCAACCGCAGCAGGGGGAGCAGCCCATGCATCAGATGCCTGATGGCAGCATGATGCCGGGTGCTCAGCATGGAGGCGATATGGGTATGCCTCAGGGCGGTATGCCGATGCCTCCTGAGGAGTCGCCTGTCGATGGGATTCCGCCCGAGTTGATGGCTGCTATTCAGGGGTCTACGGGGCTTGTCCCGTCTTCTGAGATCAGGTAGGGGGACAGTTTTCCTATAGGTGCGAGAGCAACCTAAGGAGGACTCTTGGACACATTTGATGAAGGCGGCTTCGAGGAAGAAGTCGTCGCACCCGAGGCAGACCCCATCGCGTTTGATGGACAAGTCGACGAGGGAGACATAGCCCCAGAGCCGAGTTATCTGGACGTCGACACTTACGGCAATCATTACGCCCGAGTGAAGGTGGACGGTGAGGAACTGGAGATACCTGTTTCAGAAGCGTTGCAGGGATATCAGCGTCAGGCGGATTACACCCGAAAGACTCAGGAACTGTCTCAGAGAGCACAGCAAGTGCAGTTCTGGGAAACAGTTGACCAAGCGATGAAGGTGAATCCGCAGGAGACGATGCGATTCCTGCAGAACCAGTACGGGATTGGTCAAGCCGAAGTGGCAACCAATACGTCTTACGACGAACCCGAAGATGACTGGTTTGTTGACCCTTCAGATAAGCGTATTGCACAACTTGAACAACAGTTGAATGGGGTGCAGACGTATTTTCAACAGCAGCAGGCAGCACAGCAACTCGAACAAGTTGTGGGGCAACTTCAGCGGAAGTATGGCGAAGATTTTGACGCTACGGCAGTTATTCGTGAAACACTGAATCGAGGGTTTAATGACCCGAGGTATTTGGAAGGCGTTTTCAAGGAGATGTCGTTTGACCGTCTGATGGCTCGACAGTCGGCGCAAGCCGACCAGCAGTCCCGCAGACAGTCACAGTCTCAGCAGAGGCAGCGTGCAGCAGCGGATGCTGCGGCAACGGTGTCTCAGGGTTCTGGGTCTGGTGGAGATGTCGTGACCCCTACTCCTGCAACTCGACCAAAATCCATTCAAGAAGCGTGGGCGCTGGCGAAACAGCAAACCGCTTCGTAACTGCCTAAGGAGCAGAAATGTCCAACCCAAACTTCGACACATTGCTGTCGACCACACTCGATAACTATCGCGAGACGCTCACTGACAACGTGTTCAACTCGCGCCCCGTGCTCTACCACTTGATGGAGAAGAACCGTCTCCGCATGCTTTCTGGTGGTAACAAAATTGTTGAGCCACTCATCTATGACGAGGGTCAAGCAGGATCATACGGTGAGTATGATGTCCTCACGATCACTCCTCAAGAGGGCATCAGCGCCGCAGAGTTCGACTGGAAGTCGCTCTACGCCACCATCGCCATTTCTGGTCTCGAAGAGGCCAAGAACAACGGTGAAGAGCAGGTCATTAGCCTTCTCGAAGCCAAGACGATGCAGGCTGAGCAAACCCTGAAGAACAAGATCAGCACCATGCTGTTCGCTGACACGCTTGCTTCAGCAACTGACTGGAACGGTCTTGGAATCCTTATTGGTGACCATAACTCGACCGTAACTTCAGTTGGTGGCATTGACTGTGCAACCGCAGGTAACGAATACTGGCGTTCAGTCGTTCGCGACAAGACCGCTACGGCTTTCGCTGACGTTGACATCCGTCAGTTCGTGGCTGAAGCCTCTAACTCGGCTTCTGACTCGGGCACTGACCGTGTTGACGCTGTATTCACCGCTCAGGACGTCTTCGAACTCTATGAGTCACAGTTGACCCCTCAGGTGCGTTACAGCGACGTTGATTCTGCAAATGCAGGCTTCCAGAACCTCATGGTTCAGGGCGTGCCAATGTACTGGGACTTCGATTGCCCAGCAGGCACGATCTACGGTGTGAACTCGAAGTATCTTGGCTTCGCAGGTCACTCAAGCCGTTGGTTCAAGCAGTCAGCATTCAGCGACGGCCTTTCAGGCAACAGCAGTGCAGTTGCTGCACCAGCCACCGCTGGTCAGGCATCAACCATCGATGCTCGTTACTCAGTCATCACCGCCTACGGCAACATGACTGTCCGTAACCGTAAGCGTCACTTCAAGATTCACGACGTCGCTACTTCCTGACGTTTGATCTGGCGAATCGGGGCGGGCTTCGGCCCGCCCCTTTTTGCTATTTCGGGGGACGTTTCGTCTATCTAGTTGATGGAACGTCGAAACATTGCAGTTGTAAACGCTATGCGCGGAAACGCCCCTACGGATCACATTATGGCGAACGCTCACGGCAACGTGGAGCGTGCGTTGTGGTCTGGTGCGCCCGTGCAGCAGCGTGACCCAAAGTTGTGTGAGGCGCAGAATCATTCGTGCAAGGGGCCGAAGGCTTTGGGCACACGTTTCTGTGTTGGGCATCTGCGTTCAAAAGGGATGTTGGATGAGGCACGAGAACGTCAGAAGCAGTTGAAGGGCGAATCTAATGAACCTGAGTGAGTTGCGTGATGCTGTACGAACGCAGTTGGACTTGGATGAGGATGACATCGCTAATGCGACGTTGGACATGTACATCCGAGAGGGCTACGACCGTACGATCCAGTTGGAGCGACGTTGGCCGTTCTTCGAAACAACGTGGGACGTCACCTCGTCTGGTGCTTCCATCACAGTGCCTGCAACTCTTGCAGGGATCAGTTCTGTTATTGACGTTGACACTAATGTCCGTCTTGTCCAGATCGGGACGGAACTTGCTGAGGACAAGTTTTATGGGAACACTGGCGAAGGCACGCCACAGTATTTTTCGTGGTGGGGGAACACGCTGACGCTGTACCCGACCCCGTCGTCAAATACTGATTACAGGATCCGTGGGTGGCGCAAGCCAACTGATTGGATTGCTGGTGGCGCAGCCACAGAGGTTGATGCCGACGAACGTCTGCATCTCCCTCTGTTCCATTATGCGTGTTCTTTGGCGTATGCCCAGTTGGAGGACACTGAGTTGGAGAACACTTACATGCGTCGTTGGGCGGCTACTACGGAGCAAGCCCACGACGACATTATGCGCCCACAGCATCATGAGCCTTTGGTGTTTAATGGCGGTACACGCATCCGTGCCCGCCAGACAAGGTTTGTTTGGGATCTCTGATGGCTCGTGTTGAAGCACTGAACCTTGTCAACTTTACGGGTGGGTTGAACCTGCGTGCCGATGCGTTTGAGTTGGCGGAGAATGAGTCGCCCGACATGTTGAACGTAGATATCGATCCTCGTGGAGGGTTCTTTTCGCGTAAGGGTTGGGAGCGTTGGAACTCTACGCCGATTGCCTCGCCGTGGGATCCGAGATCGATGTTTACGCACACGTTGGCCAATGGGACTGAGCATGTGTTTGTGTCGAACAACGGGGTGTTGTGGGAGTCGACTAATGGTTCGTTTTCGACAGTGCAGGTTTCTGCCGTTGATGTGGCAGCATCAGCGAGTCCGCACTTAGCGGATTTCGCTGCTTGGGGTGACACGCTGTATGTGGCTTGCGGGAATCA